GTGAGCGAAGCAGCGACGATCACCATCGCCTGCCTCGATCTCGCCGGGACCACTGTCGCCGACGGCGACACCGTCGAGACCGCCTTCACCGAGGCGATCGCCGCCCTGGGGATCGTCTCCGGCACAGCGGCCCACGAGCGAGCGATGACCCGCTTCCGCGAGTCGCGCGGTGGCTCGAAGATCGGAATCTTCCGCTCGCTCTTCGACGAGGCACGCGCCCAGGCCGCGAACATGGCCTTTGAACGGTCCTACGACCAACTGGTCAACCGGCGCGGCCTGCGTCCCATACCCGGTGCCGATGACGCCATCGAGCGCATCCGCGGCGCCGGGATCCGAGTGTGCCTGCTCACCGGATTCGGCCGCCGCACCCAGGCGGGCATCCTGGACACCCTCGGTTGGTGGGACCGCGTCGACCTGACGCTCTGTCCCGAGGACGGCCGCGGCCGCCCCTGGCCCGACCTCGTCCTGATGGCCGCCCTCCGCCTCGGCGCCGACGACGTCCGGCACATCGCCGTCTGCGGCGACACCGCCAACGACATGCTCTCCGGCCGCCGCTCCGGCGCGTCCATCGTCGCAGGCGTCCTCACCGGCGCCCACGACCGCCCGCGCCTCCTCGCCGCCGGCGCCACCCACGTCCTCCCGAGCGTGGCCGCCCTACCGGACCTGATCCTCTCCGGCCCCCCGACCCCACTCAATGACGCGCTGACCGCCGACCACGGGTAAGCTTGTCGCGCCCCCAAGGGGCCTTAGCTCAGTTGGTAGAGCACCGGCTTTGCAATACTCCCAGGTGAAACGGTGTACGACCAGGGTTTGTCCCAGGTCGGCCGTATCGGTTTTCGACCAAGCCGGTGCTGAAACTGGGGCCCCTCGTCTCCTGAGAACAGGAGACGAACGTGGCGCCCCTCCTCGATCCCGACGCCCGTGCCGCCCGCTTCCACGCCCGGCTACGCGCCCGCCGCCGGGCCCGCCGAGCCGCATGGCGCGAATCAGGCGGCGACCCCGCCATCTTCGCCGACATCATGCGCGGGCACGTCAAGACCGGATACCTTTTCTACTACGAGGACGAGCCCGAGCCCGCGATAATCGTCTTGTGGGACGTGTTGTCGATGTGGTGCTAGAGCCAGGCGCCCCCGTTTGTGAAGCGGCAATCTGCGGCAAACCCCCCACGCCAGCGGGGCCACCTGGGTAGAACCTGGAGGCATGCCCGCCCCAATCTCGTCATCGGTACAGGCGGCCCGGCAGCGTCTCGCCGATCAGCTGAAAGAGCTGCGGGAGGACGCCGGGCTGTCCGGCCGTGAGCTCGCGCGGCGCGCTGGCTGGTCAGCCGGGGTTGCAAAAGTGTCCAGGATCGAACATGGGCATCGGCCGATCTCCATCGAGGACCTTCGCAGATGGTGCGAGGCGTGCGGGATATCCGAGCAGCGCACGGCCGAGCTGCTCGCCGAGCTCCGCGCCGTCGCGGGCATGTGGGCAACGCATCGCCAGCTCAATCGTGGTGGCCTCAAGGGCCGCCAGGAGCAGCTCCGCGACAAGTACTGGCGGGTGCGGCGCCATCGCGTGTACCAGACCAAGGTCATTCCCGGCCTGCTCCAGACCAGAGCCCTCACCACCGCGTACCTGACGCAGGTGCGCCAGGAGCAGGGCCTCGCCGTCGACGACGTGGACGGGGCCGTCGACTCCCGGATGGCGCGGCAACGCTGCATGGAGCGCCCGGATGCCCTGTGGCTGTTCCTGCTGGAGGAGGACGTCCTGTGGTACCGGCCCGCCCCCGCCCCGGTGCACCGCGAGCAGCTTCAGCACCTGGCCGCGGTGATCGGACGACCGACCGTGGCCCTCGGGATCATCCCCCGCGACGTCGACCGGCGCGGTGTGTCACCGGACGAGTCGTTCACGATGTCGGAACTACCCGACGGCACGCTCGTCACTGTGGAACTGGTGTCCGGCGACCTCACCCTCACGCAGCCCTACGAGACACGGCTGTACGCCGAGGCGTGGGACCGGCTGTGGTCCCTGGCGGTCCATGGTGACGCGGCGCGGACGCTCATCGAAGGGGCAGTGGAAAGCCTCCCTGACGAGTCTTGACGGCCGGACACCGCCGGGCGAGGGTCGGGACTTGACCTGATCCCCGAGATGACAGAGGTGCGTGGTGGGCAACCCTGACTTTGTGGGCGGCGGTGGCTCCGGTGACGAGGAGTGCCCGGCCGTACACCGTGATCCGCTCACTGGCGGCTTCTACCTGGTCGGCCGCCAAGTGACAGATCCCGACGTCCTCAGTGGCCTTCGTGAGCACCTGGCGATCGCCGCCGACGAGGCGGTGATCTGGCAGCCCGCCGAGATGGCGGACGTGCTCGCCGAGGCCGCCACCGGCAACTACGCGCAGGGGCGGCAGGGGCCGGGGGAACCGACGTTCCGCGAGCTGCTCGCCCGCACGCAACGCAGCGCGGTGCACCTGGAGATGCGCGACACCTACGAGCCCGACCATCCCGGGTTCAACGATTGGCTCCAGGGCGGTTCGGGGCGCGTCGACCGAACGCCATGGACATCGCTGGTGGAGGAAGCGACCGCGCGGGGTGTGAAGATGCGGCGGGCGCGGATCGTGTCAGAGCCGCCCACGGATTACATCCGCTGGGAACACATGATCACTGACGTCAACATCGCCGCGGGCGAAGACGTGCGGTGGCTGCCCCGGCGGCAGGCCGCCGACCTCCTGCTCCCGCACGCAGACTTCTGGATGTTCGACCACCGCATCGTCCGGTTCAACTACAACGCCGGCGACGGGACGAGCCTGAAGGCGTACGAGTTCGCGTCCGATCCACGGCGGGTCGCGCCGGTGGTGGCGGCGTTCGAGATGGTGTGGGAGCGGGCGATTCCGCACGAGGAGTACAAGCTGGGCTAATCGTCGAGCTGGGTAGCGGCAAACGGCGGCAAACCTCTGGCCTCGCAGATCCGGTCGGTTGGACGCTCTGTATCAGGTGACACAAAGCGTCCAACCGATCGGAATGAGGTCCCGACTATGAGCACGGTACCGGCCGCGGATGACGTCGAAGCGCAGAAGATCGAGGCGCAGAAGACAGCGCTTCGCGCGGAATTCCCGGCGTGGTCGATCATCCACACTCGGGATACGGGGCGGTGGTGGGCGACGCGCGGGCCGCTCGTTCGCGAAGACCTGAACCAGGCCGCGGCGGCCGACGCCGACACGCCGGACGGGCTGCGGTCCAAGCTCCGGGAGCTGACCGCCCCCAGGACGCGGGATGGCCTGTGACGCCGACACAGCACCTGGACGGCCTCGCCCGAGTCCTCCCCGCCGCTGGCTGGTCGACCCGCCCGCGGTATGAGGAGATCCCCGTCCTCCTGCGTGTCTTCTCGCCCTACCTGCCCGCGTTCGGCGAGAGCGTGTGGGTGAAGCCGGGTGTGGGCGGAGTGCCGTGGTTCATGTCCTCGTCGGGTGACCCGATCGCTCCGTGTCATGACCTCGTGGGAGCGGTGCAGGGCATCGCCGACCGGCTGGGCCCGATCGCAGAGGCAGCGCGCGCCATGGGGCAGGAGGGCCCGCTGCGGCGACTGGTGACCCGGATTCAGCACGCGATGAGGAGGTCACATGTCATTCGATAAGCCCCGTAAGTCTGATGTGCCAGGCGATCTAATGGCGAAAATGTACGGCCCCGTAAACGCTGTGTACGACGAGATGCGCGCCAACGCCCCGCTAGTCGTCGCGAAGTGCGTGAGCGGCCGCGGCGAGCCTGCCATCGAGGCGCGCCTGCGCGTCAGTTATCGGGCCGAACCGACACGGACCATCAAGTGGGACAAGGGAGCGCAGTGCTACGTGTGGGTCGGCGGACCCGATGATGGCGCCGGGCTCGGCCGGGAACCGCGGCAGGTGGCCGAACGGATCGCGGAGGCGCTCGGTGCGCCGTTCTCTGCGCCTCCCGCCAACTAGAGCCGGGGCGGCGCCGCCGAGGGAAGTCCCCGAACTCGACCGCGCCGCCCCTTGTCAGACGCCGCGGCCCCGGCGTCCGCTCTCAACGCCTGCAGGCGGGCCCGGGGCTGTGGCCCGTCCGAGCGCGTGACGAAACCGCCCGCCGCCTCCGCATCAGGAGGAGACGGGGGGTTCGGCGTTTGGACTCGCCCTGGCCGTTAGCCGGAAAGGCGCGTGTATTCGCCCTTCTTGCCCTCGATACTAGTAACCGTCAGGCGCTTTCCGTCTGAGGAGACTACACCGGTGACGGACGCTCTGCTTACCCCACAATCGAGGTTGATCCGATAGGTTCGCTTTTTCTTCTCTTCCTTATAGTCACCCGTGCAGCCTGCGTATTCATCTTGCAGGGCCACTGTTCCATCGCTACGAAACTCGACTGTTTCGCCGTGCTGGCCACGGCGCCATTTTCCGGTGATGGGCGCTGAACCGTTTGAACAGGCAGGAATCAGTAAGATCGTCATTGCGGTTGCGGCGAGTAGGCTGCGACGCACGGGGGCCCCTGAGTGTCGGTGGCAAGGCTCCCGCAGGTTCCCCTACTGGACGACGATCCTCAACAGGATCGACTGAACTGTTAACCCGGCGAGTCCGCTTGCGCTCTGCCTCAGTGGGAGACGCCCCCGCCCCTCCACCCGGGAGGAATGGGGACGTTGTCGTGACCGGCCTCTCGAAAGGGACCGGTTGCCCCGTCCTTTGAGGGCGGCCTTACATTCGGTGGCCGCGGACCGGTGCGTCGTCCGGTGTCTTGTTGGGGACCTTCCAGACGCCGAGCGCGACCAGTGCCGCGGCGCCGATGGTGACGAGTTCGGAGGTGTCGAGGGTGCGGTCGTCGACGGCGGCCTGGACGGTGGCGAGGACCGGTGCGGCGGCGGCGATGACGCCCTTCCAGTATGCGCTGATCCGGAGCTTCTTCATGTTCCCCTCCTCGGGGGTCAGTTGACGCGGAGCAGGATGGGCCAGGTCTTCGGGCCGACCTGTCCGTCGGCGGTGGTGCCGCCCCACTTCTGGACGGCGCGGACGGCGGCCTCGGTCTTGGCGTCGTAGGTGCCGGTGATGCGCACCTCCAGGTGCGAGCGGGCGAGCAGGAGCCCCTGCACCGTTTCGACGTGCTCGCCGGTCGAGCCCTTGCGAACGAGCGGCAGATCCTTCATGAGGTCCTCCATCCAGGTCGAGGCGGTCGGCCCGCCGCTGTAGGCCGGGCGGCCGTACCCGGCGATCACCGAGGCGTCGCGGACGCGGCGGCGGCAGGCGTCGGAGGTGTTGCCCTCGATCGTCTGGACGCGGCCGCCGCCCAGCACGCGCTCGATGACGCCGACGTGGTCGATGGCCCCGATCGAGTCGGAGGCGCCCCAGTCGAAGAACACGATGTCGCCCGGCTTGGCCGCATTGACCTCGGCGACCGTGCCGACGCGCCACCGGCCGGCGCGCTGGAAGTCGGAGGCGTGCCAGACGGTGTATGCGCGGTCGCCTCCCAGCAGCACGGCGGCGGCGTTGCCGGAGTGCCGGGCCCAGTAGGTGACGGCCATGTCGCACCACGACGCGCGGAGAAAATCGTCCCCGTGCCTGCCCGCGTACTCGCGGGTGATGGTGTTCGGCCGGCCCGTCATCCCGATGGATTTGCGGGCCTGGTCGAGCATCTGCGCGGCGGTGCCCATCAGGCACCGTCCCTGCGGAACGTCCCGTCGGCGTCCGCCGGGCCGTAGAGGTCGGCGAGGACGGCCTCCTCGTCCGGCTCTGTCGGTCCCGCTTCCGGGTCCGGGAGGCTGATCGTGGCCATGGGTTCCTCCTTTTAGTTGACGATGGCGATGATCACGGTGGCGGCCGTTGACGCCAGAGCCGCGGCGATGGTGACGATGAGGGCGAGGATCGCGATGGTGCGGCGTGACCGTTCGTCGAGCTGCGGCTTGGTGACCTGGTCTCGCTCGACCAGGTCGACGCGCTCGTCCAACTTCGCGACCTGCCGGGCGAGGTCGTCGAGGCGCCGTTCGGACTGCTCGCCCCGCTGGAGGACGAGGCGGACGTCTCCTCGTAGTTCGGCCAGGGAAACGCCGACCTCCCGGCGGAACTCCGACAGGGCGAGGGCTGCGTCCTGGTCGCCGGTCATGCGGGCGCGATCTGGGTGTCGGTGGTCGGTCCGCGCCAGCGGAGCGCGCCGGCGGCGGTGGCGTACAGGTAGCCGCCGCCGCTGCCGGCCGCGGGGGCGCCGCTGCGGCCCTGGATCCACGTCCCGACGTCAGCGAGGATTTCGAGCTCTCCGGATGTCCACAGCGTGATGCGGTTCTGTGTAGGGGTGCCGCCGCCGAGTGCTGTGGTCTGTGCGGTGCACGCCTGCCCGGATGGTTCGATCTTTGCTTGGTACTCGGCGCGGGCGCCGGGCGACGATTGGCTGTGCAGGGAGGCATACCAGCCGCCTGACTCGACGTTGGCGGTGGCGGGGGTGGCGGCGACGGCGCCGGCCTGGTGGGTGGAGGCCATCACCAGGACCGTGTAGCCGGTGCCCTCGGATGCCAGGAGCCGCGCGGCGGGCACTTCGGGGCCGGTGAGGTAGAAGGTGATGGTCCGTGAGGTCGGGTCGATTTCGATGCGGTCGTTGCCCTCGCCCACGGTGAGCATTTGCGCGAGGAGCCGCGCGAACTTCACGCGCGAGCGGGCGGCGGTGAGCGCGTCCTTGACGCCGTTCTCCAGGGCCGCGAACCGGGCGGCCCAGTCGTCGGGATATTTCGGGGTGCCCATGGTCAGGTGGTCTCCTCTTCCTCGGCGAAGATCAGCCGGGCGACGTCGCCGGCGGAGCGGGTTTCTGGGGTGACCTCCAGGCCGACGACGCGCCATCGCACGCTGAAGGTCGGGCGGCCGTCGGCGTCGAGGGGGAACCAGTCGTCGGCGATGGTCAGCCGCGCGTAGCCGCCGAGCCGGTGCGGCGAGATCGCTGTCTTGGCGTCGAGGCGGATGGTGGCCTGGGGGACGCGGATCACTCCGGAGCGGGTGTCGCGCCACCACCGGGCGTAGGCGTCCAGGTCGGTGACGGTTCGGGCGCCTTGGTAGTCGACGGTGCGGTCGAGGTAGGGCCATCCGGCGGCGATCATCGGGTCCGCGGTCTGGATGTTGGACAGCAGCGGTTCGGAGTCGGCGGCGAGGTCGTCGCTGACGGCGTCGCCGCGGGCCCGCCACCGGGTCGCCGCGGTCGTGGCGTCGGACGGGTAGGACCAGGACAGGACGTTGCCGGGGCGGGTGAACCGGTGGTCGGTGGTGTCCTGGCCCAGGACGGGCGCCGCGGCGAACTCCCGTACCCGGCCGGCGTCCCCGTGGTAGGTGCGGATCATGTACTCGAACCCGCCGTCGACGTTGGCCAGCTCGGCGAGCTTGGCCCCGTAGGTGTTGCTCTCCGACGCCTTGTAGGCCGCGTTCCGCAGGACGCCGGACGGGACGCTGGCCGTGGTGAGGCCGATGGACGCGGGCCCGCCTGCGGCCTGCATGTGGCCGACGAGGGCCGTTGAGATGGTGGTCTGGTCGACGCTGGTATAGGTCAGGTCCGCCCAGATCTCTCGGTGGTCGAGGTAGGACTCCAGGGACGCCCCTTGTAGCTCGACCGAGATCCGTCCGCGCTCGTCCCCCGACGGCGTCGCGGTCCACAGCAGGTAGGTGCCCCACAGGTCACGGGCGCCGCGATAGACGTGCACGACGGTCCGGCCCGGCCCGGTGTGCCCCTCCTCGGGGAGGGGGGCGGCGATGCGGCGGGCCTGCTCGGCGACCCGGCGGTTCGGCACGGGGATCGTGGCCTTGAACGCGCCGGGCTGGATGATGCGCCGGTCGAAGCTCACGCCGGTCAGGGCAAGGGTGGCGATCGGCCGGTCGGTGAGCAGGTCGGCGAACTCATACCTCCACGCGGCGGCCATCAGGCGCGGTAGGTCACGCCATCGAGGCCCAGCCAGGTGTGAGCGACGAAAGCGAAGACGGCGATGACGCCGTTCGGGGAGATGTCGATGCGCAGGACTCGTTCGGTGCTGGTGGTGCTGGCGTCGACGGTGGCGCCGACCACGGTCGCCGGGCGCACAGCGGCGGGCATGACGGCGGGCTCGGTGGTTCCGCCGCCGACAACGATCGTGCCGCCGATCCGGCCCGCGAGCTCGATCCGGTCGCCGACGCGCCGGTACTGGGCACGCCCCCCGGATCCGCCGTTGTGGGTGAATCCGGCGTTGAGCGGGATGTCGGTCCATGGGGTGGTCTCGACCGGGGAGGTCCGCCACGCGGTCCCGTCGTGGACTTCGATGACCTTGGTGTCGGTGCGCCATACCTGCTGGCCGGCCCACGGGGAGGTGATGACCGCGTCCCGGTCGACGGCGGAGGCGACGGAGATGACGTCGCGCCAGCGCCACACGGTGCCGTCGTGGACCTGCCGTCCCCCGCGGTCCAGCCGGAACACGGTCAGACCGGCGTAGGCGGTGAGGGTGTCGCGGTCGGCGACGTCCTTGACCGGGATGGTCCCGCCGACCGCGGAGGTCCACACCCGCTTGTCGACCCGCTGAGCCGCGAAGTTGATCCCGCCGCCCCCCGCCGAGGCGCCGGCGGGGACGGTGACCTCCCACAGCAGCAGCGACGAGGCGGGGAGCGCGGTAGCCGCGCCGGACGCCTGGCCCTTGAGGTAGACGACTCGGCCGTCCTGGAAGCCGGAGGAGTCGTAAGGGTTGTCGCGGAGCTGGAGGATCGCCCGGTCGGTGCGGGCGACGCCGGCCTCACCGTTGGCGAAGGTGAGGTCCTCGTTGGCGTCGACCGTGACCGGGTACTGCCCTTGGAGTCCTCCGGAGGTTCCGTCGACGAGCGCTTGGAACGGGGAGATGCGGGCGACCATCGCCGACACCGCGGTGAGGTTGCAGGCTCCGACGGCGGGCACGATTCCCGATCGGCGGTCCGCCCAGGCCGCGCCGGGCCCGCCCATCAGGACGCCCAGGCCGAGGCGGTGATCCTCGGCGGTGATGCCCGATTGCTGCGCCAGCACGCGCACGGTCATGTACAGCTCCTCATAGGGTGGCGTCCCGCCAGGTGATGTCACAGCTCGCGCCGCCGCCGTAGGTCGAGGCGCGAAAGGTCAAGGTCTGGATGCCGGGGATCAGGGTGAGGTCCTCGATGGGCACCGAGGCCGCGGTGAGGGTGTTGAACCGGTCCGCGCCGTCCAGTTCGACGCTCCCGTTGGCGGTGTCGACGACGAGGGTCTCCCCGGCGACCAGCGGCACATCGAACCCGATGCTGCGTCCGGTCTCGACCACCGTCAGCCGCGGCCCGGTACATGGGCCGTAGAACGTCACGACCGGCGAGGTCGGGGTGTCTCCGCCGACCTCGACCGTGCGGACGCCGGTCTCCGACGCCGTCCCGTAGTCCAGCGGGTAGGTCAGCGGGTAGATCAGACCGGCCCCGGCGGTCGGCTGCGGGATCGACACGGTCTGTTCGGCCGGTGCGTAGCGGCGGGGGTCGGAGGCGGTCCACTGGATCGTCGCCGTCCCCCGCCCGATGCCGGCCTGCCTGTCGTTGGGGACGATGCGGGACGTCAGCGTCGCCCACGTCAGGAGCGTCTCGCCGCCCTTGGCGCGGATGACCAGGGCGCGCTCCTGGCCATCGTCCAGGAGCGCGGTCGCTCGCCGGAGCGCGGTGACCAGTCCCCCGAACTCGGCGGGGGAGGGCGCGGAGATGCGCGCGGACCAGGTGATGACGCGTTCCTGTGCGAGCTGGCGTCCGGGCCATGCCCCGTGCCGGTCGGGGCGGAGCACGCTGCCGGAGTCCAGGCCCGGGGTGTCCTCCCACCCGGTCAGCTCCAGCCACCGGTACGGGGTCCCGGAGCCCAGCAGCGTGCCCGCCCACTCGATTTGTCCGTCGCGGGTGATGAGGGCGCCGGGTTCGGCGGTGAACTGGGCCTCGGCGTCGAGGGTCTCGACGGTCATCCGCGGGCCTTGGTCAACATCAGCAGCTCCTCGGCGGTTCCGCGCGCGGACCCGCGCTCGGCCTCGTGGTAGTGCTCGACGTGCAGCGCGGCCGAGCAGCCGTCCCCGCCGATCCGGGCGCCCTGCGCGCGGGCCGCCGACAGGTCGACCGACGGGGCGGCGACCGCCGCACGGGCCGGCGTGCGGATCTGCTGCGCGGTGGTCGACATCTGCGCCGTGACCCGGGCGAGGTCGGGAATGGTCTTGGCCATGCCGAGCACCAGGCCGTCACCGACGTTCCCGCCGATCCCGGCCATGACCTGAGACGGGCTCTTGATCTTCAGGGCCCTCTTGATGGCGCGGGTGATCGCCGCGGCCATCCGCTTCATCTGCGCGGCCAGGGCCTTCTCCTGCCCCTTCAGACCCGCCAGGAATCCGCTCGCGGCCTTGCGCCCGGCGTCGTAGAGGCTGTCCGCCGCGGTGTCGCCCAGGCCCTTGGACACCTTGTCGAGATCGGCCTGGACGGTGTTGACCTGGTCGACGGCGGACTTGCCGCCGGCGGCCAGCGCCGCGGCGAGCGCGCCGGCCTGTTCGGGGCCGGCGTCGAGGATCTGCCGGAGCACGGTCTTGGACAGGCCCGCCTTGGACAGCTTGGCGATATTGCCCGCGAAGGTCTTGAGCTGCGCGAGCCGGTCGCGCATGCCGGTGATGGCGGCACCGAACCCGCCGCCCTCGCCCAGGTCCACGCTGGTGATCGCGCCGAACGTGGCAGCGTTCGAGGCGATCGTCTTGCCGTACTCCTTGGCCTCGGCGACCTTCGCCAGGAGCTTCGCGCGTTCCTTCGCCAAACCCTGGAGCTTGGTGTTGGACTTCTTCAACGAGGCGAGGAGCCGGTCATCGACGCGGGTGTTCTTGCCCTTGAACGCCTTGGCGATCAGGGACGCGGTCCGCTTCGTGGTCGCGGCGACCTTCCCCGCGTCCGAGGAGGTGAGGCCCCCGTGCAGGCCCTGCATGATCTGTCGGCCGATCTTGCGCATGACCTTGGACGGCGAGGCGATGCCCAGGACCTTCTTGACCGGTCCGGGGATGATGGAGTCGATCAGTCCGCCGATCCGCGACTTGATCGAGCCCGCCATCGACTGGATGCCCGACCACAGCCCGGACAGGAGGTCGCGGCCCGCGCCGTAGAGCAGCCGGCCCAGGTTGCCGAGCCCGGACAGCAGCCGCGGCGGGAGGCCCCGCATCCAGGCCGCCAATGCCAGGGCCTTGCCGACCGCGGCGTCCTTCATCCGCCCGAACCAGGCGGCGACCCGGCCCGGGAGCGACGAAAGCCGGCCGACACCGGAGATCAGCACGGAGACCTGCGACTTGATCGCCGAGACGAGCGCCGACCAGGTCCGTTGCGCGAGGGCCTTGATGCCGCGCCAGATCAGGCCCCAGATCGCGCCGAACAGTCCGCCTGCGGCGCGAAAGACCACGCCGATGAGCTTCATGTTTCCGGCGACGATGCTTTTGAGTCCGCTCCATACCCGTTGCCAGTCGCCGGTGAAGATCCCGGCGAAAACGTCGAAGACGCCCTTGAGGATCTTGAATACGCCGCTCCACCAGCCGATCAAGGTCGAGATGAAGAGGCCGATCACTTGCAGCGTCGTCGGACCAAAAATCCGGCCGATAACTCCAACGATGTCCAGCGCGCCATCTACGATGCCCGCAGCGGTTCCTACGGCATCGCCGATTCCGGTCGACCACTTCTTGACAGTGTCGCGGTTTTCGTCGAGCCATTTCTTGGTCCCACCGACCGCGCTGCCGACCGTGTTCCCGACCTTCGACCAAATGCCCTTGGCCTTCTCGACCGTGCTCTGGTTGTCGCCAACCCACTTTTGAAAGAAGGTGTTTGCCTTGCCGCCGAAACTGGTGAGCCCGGGGACGACCTTGCCACCGAGGAAGTCGACAAGCTTGGACTTCACCGACCGCTGGAACGTCGTCAGGTTCTGGCTCGCCGTGTCGTGCAGGGTTTTGCCCATGCGGTCGGCGGCGCCTCCCGTCTTCCCCAGCACATCGCCGGTCTTCGCCAACGATCGCAGAAACGCCGGAATGTCCTTGACGTTGAGGTCCTCCATCGGAGTCCCGAAAAGCACAATCGCGCTCTCGGCCAGCTTCGCCGGGTCTTTGATCTTCAGGAGGCCCGAGACGATCGATTGGAACGCCTGCGTCCCTGCCTTGCCGCCCTTCGCGAAAGCGCCTTGCACCTTCGCTTGACTCAGACCGATACTCTTCAGGCTGTCATCGACTGCCTTGTCGCTGGACGCGATTTTGAGAGTGAGCTCCTTGAAAGCGTCACCGGTCTTGTCTAGCCCGAAGGCGCCCTTTCCGGCTGCGGTGACGAGGACGTTGAAAGCGCGCTGGCCCTTGATGCCGATCTGATCCATAAACGGGCCGTACTCATCGAGCGCGTCGACGAGATCCTCGCGCACGGCGGCGGGGACCCTCTGAAGCGCGACGGTGAGCAGGTCCATGCCCTGATTGGCGTCCTTGACCAGACCCGTCCGGACGAGCTGCCCGACCACCTGCATGGACCGGCCGACCTCGATCTCGAAGACGTCGGCGAGGTCCATCGCCTTGGCGGTCATGGACCGCACGGCGTTGCTATTGGCGTTGCGCATCCCGTCGATGGAGGTGATGACGGCGCCAACGGCCTCGGTGACCTGGCCCATCTCGGCGCCATAGCCGCTGTTGTAGAGGGCACCGGCGATCTTGCCGAGCCGCTTGGCCTCTGGCCCGAAAGCCCCCACCTGGGCATTGAGTTTGGCGGTGGCGTCCTGCTTTTCCATCGCGCCGGCCAGGCCGACCATGAACACCCCGCCGACCGCGGCGCCCGCGGCAAGGAACGGGCCCGCCTTGCCGAGCATCCCGGCGAGCTTTCCGCCGAGCCCCCCAAAACGGCTTTTGGACTCGCGCTCGGCGCCGTCGCCCATCTCCTCGCCGGCGTCCTGCCCGGCCTGCCGCGCCTCGGTCTCGACCCGGTCGAGACCCTGGCCCATGCCGCGCGCGGCCGCCTGCCCGGCTTCCCGCCCGCCGCGCGCGGCCTCGGACTCCATTCGGTCCATGGCGCGGGTGACGGTCTGTGCGTTGGCGTTCCCTGCCTGCTGGAATGCCTGCTCTTGCCGGGTCAGGCTGCTCCGGGTGCTGGACTCCAGCCGGTTCATGCCCTGCTCGGCCGTCCGGATGGTGCCGGTGAAGCCGCGGTCGTCGAGCGAGATCCTGCCGACGAGTTCGCCCAGGTCCAGGGCCAAGAGGGATCACCCCCTCGGTTACTCGTAGGGTGCGGGCTTTTGCTCGTCCTTGTCGGGCGGACGGAACCGCCGGGACAGGCGGGTGTCGGCCCAGAACAGGCCCTCGACACGGACCATCAGCCACTGGAAGGAGCGGCGGCGCAGGATCCCGTCGGACACGTCGATGCCGTACTCGGAGTGGAGATCAGCCTGGATGAGGCGCCACTCGGCTAGGACTTCTTGGACCGTGAAGCCGGCTTCTTGGCCGCCGAGGTGCTCCGCGCCCTCGTACCATTCGTAGGTGCCGGTGACCGGGTCGAACGTGCCGCAGCCGCGGACGCCCGGCGGGAGGCCCGATTCGGGGTCGGTTCCGCCGAGCCGAGGGCTTCCGGGTCACCACCGGCCTGCCAGTACTGCTCGGCGACGGTCTTGTTCTGCGTCGTCCAGAAGAACACCGTCATCGCGGCGTGCCCGATCTTGGCCCACTTCACTTTGTCGGAGAGCATTTCGTCGAAGGTGTCGCCCAGCATGCGCTGGTAGAGGAGGCGTTCGTCGCCGTCGTCGAGCTTGCCGACGTCGACGTCTTCCTCCTTCTTGGCGCGCTCGATGGCGTCGACGAGGCGTTGCGCCCATAGGCCGTCCTCGCCGGACACGCCGTCGATGATGTAGGGCTTCCCGCCGATCGGGAGCGTGATCGTGTCGTCGAAGAACTCATCGAGTTCGGTGAACGCCATCAGGCGACCGGGTTCGGGACCCGGGCCAGCTTGCCCTGTCCGTCGATCTTGCAGGTGGCGACGTCGAGGGCCTTGGCCTCGCCGCCCTCTGGCTCCCATGAGATGGTGCCGATGCCCATGTACGCCTCGGGGCCGCCGTTGCGGTCGTAGTAGCGGATCTGCATGGAGCCGTCCGCGCCGAACTCCTCAGACGCCAGGCGCAGGGCCTCCTGCCCGGGGTCGTAGACGCCCGTGCTGAAACCGATCTTGCGGCCGACCTTGATCTCCGCCCCCCAATTGATCATGGTTTTGGTCTTGGAGCCGTACCCGTCGGAGTCGTAATCGTCGTCCTCCTCCAGGTTGTTGTCGCGGGCCGGCTTGAAGTCGGTGACCGCGCGGACCTGCGTCCACACCGGCACCGACAGGGTGCCGGTGTTGACGTCGACGCGGAACTTGCGCGCGAGCGTCGAGACCAGCGGCTCGGAGGCGTCCACCGCCGTGAAGGTGTACCCGCCGGCGAGGGTCTGCGTGGTCGTCCCGTCGCCGATGACGACCGACACCGCGCCGGCCGCGTGTGCCGGGACGACCGCGCGCAGCAGGAACGCATTCTCCGCGGTGAAGGTGACGGCCGGGGTCCCGCCGATCGTCACGGTCGTGACGGTATTCAGGTCGGTCCCGGTAATGAGCACGGTGTTGCCGCCGGACTTGGGCCCGGTGTTCGGCGCAATGCCGGTAATGCTGAGCGCCATGCGCTGTCTCCCCTATCTCAGTCGGGCCGGTTCGCCGTCGGGCGAGCCGCGGTCACGTAATAGTTGTCGGTGCGTTCGTAGCGGCCCTGCTCGTCCTGGCCGAGCGGAGCGGAGGACCGGCGATAGATGAGCGTCGTGGCGATCTGCGCTGGGCCGGTGCCCAGGCGGAGCATCTCGGCTCCGTGCAGCTCGTCCCAGATGGCGTCGGCGAGGTCGTCGACGGCGTCCGGGGCGGGTGCGCGGGTGCGCATCTGTACGGCCTGGACCACGTCGGCGAGGCCACCGGCGCCCTCGGTCTCGGGGTCGCCGTAGGCGACGAGCGCGAGCGCGGTGTCGGGCAGGTCCCCGAGCGTGCGCAGGAAGATCGGTGGGAGGCCGTCGAGGGGGTAGGCGCCGGTGGGCTGCCAGCGGGCGAGGCCGCGCTCGTCCAGCTTCTCGGCGAGGCCGACGAGGAGGTTGCGGGTCCAGCCCATCAGGTACCGAGGGCCCGGCGGATCTCGGCGCCGACCAGGGCGAGGATGACGTCGGCCTCCTCGCGCATCGGGTCTTCGAGGTACTTGGCTTTCCGGCCGTCGTCATGGCGGAGGTTCAGGTCCTCATGCTGCCGGACGGCGTATGGGGTGTCGTAGGACACGGCGGCCTCCAGCGCGGACGGGTCGACGGAGGCGACGCCGGACCGTTCGAGGGTGGCCTCCTCGATCGGGACCTGAGTCCGCGACACCTGGAGCAGGTGTTCGGCGCCCAGGGCCAGGCCACGCACGGCGCCCGCGCGCTCGGCGTCGGTGAGCTGGCCGAGGTTGATCGTGTTCCGGACGCTCATGCGCACACCGCCTCTAGGTGGTCGGGGGTCGGCAGGCCCGGCGCGGTGTGGTCGGCGATGGCCATGGCGATCACCTTCCGGCCGCCCGGCAGGGTGAGGCGGGACCGCGCGGGCACGTTGGTACCGGGCAGCATGTAGACCGTGGTGTCGCTGACCGTCCGGTGGCCGTCCGCGCTGCGGAGATAGCGCGTCTTGGCCTCGACCAGCGCCCGCACGCCCGGAACAGGGGCGGCGTAGACAGCGCCGGTCGCGCCCTCGCCCTCGTACGGCTCGATGACGACGCGGTGCACCAGAGCCCACCGGGGGATGGTGCTCACCAGATCACCGGACCGTCCGCAGCGAGGCCGGCCAGGCGCAGCACGTTGTACGCCTGCGCGCCGAGGTCTCCGACGCTGCCCGACCCGGCCGCCCCGGACGCCGCCCGGGTGACGTTCACGGACCCGATCGCGGCCGAGCCAGCCGGGGACGCGATGCCATGCTCCTCGCCGTTCTCGATCCGCCATGCGGCTTGTTCGAGAGTGGCCTCTTTGAGCGTGGCGGCGATACCGGCGTCCGTCGGGAGGCCCCCGGCGTCGACGGCGTAGATCGCGCATTCGAGCGCCAGGTCGACGTCCCGGGACGCCCGGTCGAGCAGCCGCGCCGCGCCGGCGGGGACGGGCTCGGGGTCGAGGAAGCCGGTCAGTTCCGTAACGGTGGCGTAGGCCATCCTCGACCCCTCCCTACTCCTCGGGGAACAGCGCGACGAGGTCGTCCCGCTTGAGCCCAGCGAGCTCGTCCTCGGTCCTGCCGTTGGCCAGGGCGTGGGCCCGCCATGCCTTCTCCGAGGCGTTGCGCGCCGGACGCTGCGAGGCGTCGGCGTCCCGCTCCTCGGGCCGGCCGATGAGGGTCCAGTTGTTGAGGTGGTCCAGCCGCGGCGACCGTTCCTCGCGCTCGACCTCGTCGCCGGTATTGGCGTTGCGGTAGATGAACATCCGGGGAACCTCCTCAGGCGACGTCGACGCCCTTGATCAGGACGGCGCGATTGGCGTCGAGGGTCTTGGTCCCGTACAGGCAGTCCACCGAGATGACGTCCTGCTTCTTGTTGATGTCGTAGTCGTAGACCACCCGCAGCCCGAACCCCTTGTAGTTCGCAATCGCGGCGTTCTGGGCGCCCTTGGGCAGCGCCAGGGGACGCGTGACGAGCGCGAACGCCGTCCGGTGGAACCCGACGCCGACCTCGGTCGTGCTGTTCCCGGAGGTCTGCGCGGGGACGGCGATGTTCTGCGTCATGTACGGGTCGAACCCGTACACCCGGCGGCCGAGGTTGGCCTCGCGGAGCCCTTCGGTATCGCCGCGCGCGTCCGCCCGGGAGAACAGGTCGTCGGCGAGCCAATCGGCGGTGGTGATCGGGCCGAGCACGACGCGCCGCTCGGTCGTGGGGACGTTGGCCTGGTTCAGCTTGCGACCGGCGTCGATGGCAACCTTGGGATTGGTCAGGGCGTACTTGTTGCCGCCCGCCACAACACCGACCTCCGCCGTAATGTCGTCGCGCAGCGCCAGGACGTCACGGTCGACCTTCTGGGAGATGGCCTCCATCGCCGGATTGAGAAGCTGCTCGGAGAAGTCGGCGATGTTCAGCGTGAGGTCCTCGGAGGTGACCGCGAACGACACGTCGGCGAAGTGATTCAGCGTCACCGGGATGCCGGTCTCGGTCGCGTTCTGGACGGTAATGCCGGCCGCGCGGTTGAACTCGTTGGCTGTGAACTTCGGCGGCTTGCGGACGGTGATGGTGTCACCGACCGCGGAGACGAACTCGTTCTCGTAGTCACGGTGGACGAGGTTGGCCATGACGGTCGACTCGTACAGGTTCGCCAGCGCCGCGCGGGCGATGATGTCGGGGGTGAGGAAGGTGTTGGCCACGGTGGTGGGCCCTCCTTGCGGATCTAGGACCGCCGCTGTTGGCGGGCCTTGCGGAAGTCGTCCACGCTCATGGACGAGGCGTCGTTCTTGCCGCCGGTGCCGCCGGCGAAGTCCCCGCCGCTACGGCTCGGCGGCGACTGCTCGCCGTTACTGGCCTTGAGCTTGGGGTTGGCCTCGACGGCCTTCTTGATCTCGGCGGCGAGCTTGGTCGCGAAGTCCTCGGCGGCCGGGTCGAGCTTGTCGACGGCGGACAGGAACGACCGGGAGTCACCGAGCGCGCCCGGGTCGGCGCCGTGCTTGCCGGCGTTCTTGTAGACCGCCAGTTCGACCAGCGCGGCGCGCGTGCTGCTGCGCTCCTTGGTCAGCTCCTCGGCGAGCTTGGCGGGGTTGGGCGGGGCATCGTCGGTCTTGAGGCCGAGCGCCTTGGCGATCGCGTCGAGCGTGCCTTGATGCTTGGTCTCAAAGTCCTTGGCCTTGGTGCGGTGCCCGGCGGCCTCGCCGCGGGTATCCCGGATGAGCTTCTGAGCCCATGCCGGGAGGGACGCGACATCGCCGCCCAGGCTGCCGTCCTTGTCGCCCTGCTGCGCGGTGCCGGCGTCCTGGCCAGTGCCGCCGCCCGACGAAGCCTGTCCGTCGTCCTGGCCGCGCTGGTCGTCGTCCTGGTCGCCCTCGGTGCCGGTGCCGCCCTGGTCGCCGTTGCCTCCGTCGCCGCCCTCGCCGTTGCCGCCGGCGATGAGTCGGATGGGGAGACCGTTCTTGCGGTAGCCGATGATCGCGCCGGGCGTCGTCGACGGGTTCTCGTACATGCGGGAGCCTCCGGGGTTCTCGCGGTGGTGGCGGCCGGGCGCCTGGGCCCTGGCCGGTGAGCGGCCCTCCGCTCCAGGCGAAGGGAGTCCGGTAGTGGTCGCGGTGCCGCACGTGGCGTGACAGATCCATACGGTGATTCGCCATGACCATGAATGCGCGATATGCCGCGGTGGCGCTGCTGCTCATGCTGGGGGCGACCGCGTGCGGTTCGGAGGGCGGGACGAGCGCATCGTCGGCCAGGCCCTCAAAGTCCTCATCGGCCCAGGCGCCGAAGCGGGAGGCGCCGATCGAGACGGGCATCCCACCATCGCCGGGTGCTCGCGCCCGCGCGGCCTACCTCGCGGCGCTGCAAGCGATCGACCCGGAGATCGTTCACGGCAAGCCAGACAAGGCGATCGACCGTGGCCGCAACCAATGCACCTCGGTCAAGAGCCGGCCCGGCGATCGGGCGTACCTGCTGAAGACCACAAACATCCGGTTCACCGCACCGGGACACTCACAGGGGTTCGGCGCGGCGAAGGCTCAGCGGATCTTGAAGGCGGTGCGCGCGTACATCTGCCCCACCTACTAAATGTTGTCCGTAGTGTTGACAACACTTGGAGGGCACTTTAGTGTTGTACTTAACACGGACAACACTCAGGAGGACAGATGAACAAGGCGACCGTCACCCAGACCATCACCTTCAACTGCGGCCACACCTTCACCTACGCCCTGCCCATGGGGCAGCTCAGCCTGCCCCTCGCCCACGGTGCCGACGTCACGTGCGTCGACTGCTGGAACACCAGCGGATACGAGGGCTTCCGCCTCGTGGTCGCCGTTGCCAACAGCGACGAGCGGGCCGAGCTCGTTGCCGAGACCGAGCGCACTGACGGTGCCCTGTTCGGCCTGGCGCTGTCCGAGGTGCCCGCCCTCGACGGTGGCCTGTTCTCGGTGGTGGCCGCGTGACCGGACCCACCCGGTACCTGGACAGGGCGCAGATCGGCGCCCTGTTCGGCGTGTCCGCGCAAGCTGTAGCCAAGTGGCAGGAACGTAGCGACGACTTCCCGGAACCGGACGGCGTGCTCGGTGACCGCGAGCTGCCGGGGTGGCTTCCCTCGCGCGTGGACGAGATCAGGGCATGGCATAAGGCCCGTCCGGGACAGGGAGCGAAAGGGACACGGAAGCCCGGGAGCGGGCGGCGCCGTCAACCGGAGTAGTCGACTTCGGCCGTGCTGGCCTTGGAGTAGCCGCGGATCCACATGCGGGCGAGCGCGCGATCATGCGCGCGTTCGGCGTCCGGGTCGTGCGGGCACACGGTGATCGGCTGTCCGGCCTCAGCGGCGGCTCGACCAGCTTGGAGGGCCCGGATCATCACCACGGCGCCCGCGGCGTCGGTGGTCATGCGAGGAAGTCTCCCCCACCGGACTCGCGGAGTCTACGGATCGCGCCGGAATCGCCGATGAGCTGCTCTTTCCACTCCGCGAACGTCATCCGTCCGTGCCGGTCCCACCAGCCCTTGAGCTCGTCGGAGGCCCAGCGGCGCGCGTAGGACTCCGGGCCGGAGAACAGCCGGACGGGGTCGATGCTGTGGGCGCGGCCCTCCGGGGTGACGAGCTGGCCGCGGGTGGCGTTCTCGGCGGCGAGCCATTGCCGGTGAATCAGGTCCTTGTACGAGGCGCGGGCGAGGTCCTCGAACCCCTTGCCGCTGTACCCCTGCTCGCGGAGATCGGCGATGGCGCGGCCTCGTCGCTGCGTCTCGATGGCGATGCCGTAGACCTCGGCGACCGCTTCCTCCTCGGGGATGCCGGCGGCGAGGAGTTCCTCCATGCGGCGGCCTTGCTCGTCCTGCCGCTGCTCGCGGCGCCGCGCGGCGCGTTCCCGGTTCGCCACGCGGCGCGCCTCGGCGGCGCGGGCGAGGGCGTCGCGCCGGTCGATCTCGGCGGCGACCCGCTCGAACTCGACAGGATCCTCGCCGGACATGAGGTCCATGAGCCGCTGTTCGAGCTGCTCGTTAGGCAGGTTGCGCGGGTCGGGGCCGGGCGGCCTCTCAAGCTCGGGCTGATCCGGGCCGGGGCGCCGGTCGTCGACGGGCGGCCGGTCGCGGTCGTCGACCCGGCGCGTCCGGGACGGCGGGCGGGCGGCAGGGCCTCCGTCGAGGGTGGGCTCGGTCGGCGGGCCCAGGTCGCCGGCCGGGTCGGTCGGACCGCCGCGGCGGGGCGGGATGTTCCCGGCGCCGGGCTGCTCACGGTAGCGGAGCCGCTTGAGCTTGGGGTGGGCGGCGAGGTGGTCGCGGAGGTCGGCCTGAGCCTTCCGCACGTGGGCGTTCGCGGCCTTCTTGGCCTCCGGTGTGAGGGTGGCCTCGGCGCGTTCTTTCTGCCTCCTGATGCGCCGTTCGAACTCACGTTGACGTTCGCGGGCCTTGTGCCCTTCGGGATCGGCGGTCGGCCGGTCCGGCAACTTCGAGATGCCCGGGAGGTAGACGGACACCGAGTGCCGGCAGTTGGGATGAAACAGGCCGCGTGACCTGGCGTCGTCGAGGGTGGCGTAGACCTCCACCGTCGTCATGACGCCGTCGCGCGTTGGATGCTCGACGCGGATCTCCAGCGGCCCAGCGTCGGTGCGGAGGATCTTGCCCTCGAACGGGCGGCACTTCGGGCACTCCTGCGGCGCGTTGGAGACGAGGACGAGGTTGACGCCGATGGAGTCGAGCCGGTCGACCTGCCCGGTCGTCGCGGCGCGTTGGGCGTTGGTCCTGGTCGCCATCTCGACATAGGAGGACAGACGCCAGCGGCGGCCGGCCCGATCGGTGAACGACATCAGCCCGCGGTCGACGAGGCGCTGCCACGCGGCTTGTGCCGCCTGCCGACGGGTCTGCGCGCCGGTGAGGATCCGCGCGGCGGCGGCGGCCTGGACTGACCGGAACGCGTCCTCGACGTTGCGGAGCACGTTCCCCGTGACCTTGCCGAAGTCCCGATGCAGGGCGGCGGCGAGGGCCTCGACGAACCCCGTCCCGGACCGCTCGCGCGCGGCGGCGCGGGCGGCCTGCCCGATCCCAGAGCGGGGGAAGAACCGTTCGGGGAGGCCAGCGGTGGCGTTGCTCCAGCCGTGCCGGTACGAGCGCGCCAGACCGTCACGAAGCGCCGGGCCGGAGTCGGCCTCAAGGCTGGCGATGACGGCCTGGGCGCCGCGGCGCAGGGCCTGGACCGTGGTGAGCCGCTGCTCGGCGGCCGGGGAGTCGAGGTCGGCGTCGAGGTGGCGGGCGACCAGCCGGACGAGGGAGGTCTCGGCCTCGCGGTAGATGTCGGCGACGCTCGCCGCGATGCCGTCGACAAGGTCGGCGTCGACGGCCACCGGCGTCTACTCCTCGCCGGCACGCGCCGCCGGCGGGCCGTCCGGGTCTTCCGGGGTGGGCTCGGCGGTGCGGATCGCGTCGGTCATTCGCTCGATGGGGTCGGTCATGCCGCCGGCGTCGGCGCGGATCGCCTCGACCTCCGCCATGATCTGGGGCTCGTCCCAATCGGGGTGCAGCATCCGGACGCGGACCTCAGTCGAGGCGGCCTCGGCGCGGTTGATCAGGTCGAGGGTCTCGGCGAGGCTCTTGGGGTCGACGGCGACGCCATCGGGCCACTCGATCGCGGGTCGCTGCGCGGTGACCCTGGTCTTGTAGACGGCGGCGTCGACGGCGAGCAGGGCCTCGGCGAACCGGCCGAGGCCGGGCCGGGCGTAGGTGATCTTCCGGCCGCGGGTGGTGTAGGAGCGGCGTTCGCGCGCGACGACTTCAGTGGCGGTCGCGGCGACGTCGCCGGCCTCGCCGAACGTCTGGGTCGAGTACCCGCAGCCGCGGACGATCTGCGCCGTGAGGTCCTGCGCTGTGCCGGAGTGCTCGGCGACCCGGATGGCGAACTGATGCGCGGAGATGTCCATCCGGCCGCCGTCCTCGTTCAGGACGTCCAGTGCCTCGTACACCTCTTGATCGGGGTCGAACGCGGCGCCCTGGCCGCGGCCCAGGTTCTGGAGGTAGCCGCGCGGCACCACCAGGCGGGCCTTGCCCACCCGGATGTCACGCATCCACGCCGAATACGTCTCGTCGAGGCTGTCCATCAACCGCATCGCGGCCGGGGAGAAGTCCGAGCGGCCCAGCGGCGAGCCGCGGAGCAGCCGGTTGGGGCGCACGTTGGGGATGTGCTGCGCGGTCAGCCCGGCGTACCCGGTGGGGATGGCGCCCTCGGCGTCGACCAGCGCGGCGAACGGTTCGGTCTCGGGGTTGTCGGCGAGCGGGCGGGCCTGGCCGAGCCGCTCGCCGGTGCCCTCGTACAGGCCATGCAGCACGCGGCCCGGTTCGTGGCGTTCCAGATACCGCCAGACGCGCCCGTGCTCCTCGTGGACGATCTTCCAGAACGTCACCGCGCGCAGGATGCCCGCCTGCCACTCAGGGACCGCCACGTCGCCCGGGAGCGCGTCGGCGATGGGATAGTCCGAGATGCCGGTGTTCCAGGAGACGCGGAGGAACACATCGCCGTAGGCGGCGGCCAGCTCGGCGGCCTCCAGCAGCACCGCGTACACTCCGCCCTCGGTGAGCAGCTCGTCCATGCGCTCTTGGGTGTTCGGGTCGTCGCCGATGACGAACGCGGGCGGCTCGGACATCAGCAGGTCCGCGGACGTCGAGGCGATGTCGCCGGCGATCGGGACGTGGAGGCGGGAGTCGCGGAGCTGGTTGCGGGGCGTCGGCGATCCCCAGAAGAACCGCGCGACCCTGCCGACCAGGCCGCCGCGGTACTGGCTCGGCCGGTCGTAGTCCTTGAGGTCCAGGCCCGGCATGCCGCCGGCCGGGGAGTACAGCGCGGCGAGCTTCTCAGGGTCGCCGGAATACCAGGTACCGGCGTCGCGGTAGAGCCGGTACGGGGTATGGCACGCCGGGGGCGGCCACGGGATGTCACCGGTGGGTAGTGGCATGTCCTCACCTCCCCCGCTGGTCGTTCGCGAGTGCCGCGAACCGGGTCATGTGGGCGAGGCGCTCGTACTTCGTGGGCGTGTCGTGGCCGTCCCATTCGGCTAGCTGGTCGTCCGGGGTGACCTTCGCGACGTGGGCGAACAGGTCGACATCCTCGGGCGCGATGTGCCAGGACATCTGTCCGGCCGGGGTGTGGACGTAGACGACTGCCCAGTCCGGCGCGTCGGGGTCGGTGTAGGCGAGAACGGCGGGGTGCTGCGTGGCGAGGTAGGCGACCAGCGCGGCGCGCTCACGGTAGACGCCGTTGACGGTCTCGGCGCCGGTGGCGTCGTCGTCGAGCCACAGAATGCGCGTGTGACCGGCGTGCCCGTGCACCTGGACAACATGGTCGAGGCACTCCCACGCCACGGTCGAGGGCATCTCGCCGCGCCATCGGACCGAGACAGCGCCGTCGGGCCAGAGCACGCCGTCGGCGACGAGCCCGACCCCGGATACGCCCGTGACGTCGGTGGCGCGCGCGAGTTGGAACCGGCGCGGGGCGGTGTCAGGCATGGGCCGTCCTTCCGTGGGGCTTGCCGGGTCCGACCGCGCGTCGCCCGCGCGGCCGGGCCGGGAACGGGGGGCCGCTACGCGGCGAGGGTGAGGCCAGCGGGCAGCAGGGGACGCCACGCTGACCGGGTGGTGTGGACGGCGTACCGGAGCATGTCTGGGCCGTGGTCGTCGACCTTGAGGGGCGCGTCCTCGCCGCGCTCGGACGCCTTGTCGTCCCACGAGTAGCCGGCCATTTCGCGGGCCAGCTCGACACACGAGGCGTGCACGCGCAGGGCGCCGAGGGCGAGCAGCGAGGAAACACTCCGGATGCCGTCGAGGACGGCGTTGTTGCCGAGCTTGGCCGTGATCCCGTCGCGGTAGAGCTGCACGCGGAACGAGGCGGCCGAGGGATCCACGATCGTGTACTCGGGGGCGACACCGGTAAGCGTGGTGGTCGGGATCGGGACGGTGCCGAGCCACTCGCGGAGCCGGTGCGAGTACTCGACGTCCGAGAGCTGGTGATGCTCGCGCCGGGAGTCCCAGCGCCATTCGCGGGTCAGGTACAGCAGGCCATCGGAGCCGACGCCGAGCGTCCCGGCGTGGAACGGGTTGGTCGTGCCGTAGTCGAGGGCGGTCGCCAGCCATCGCGTGATCGGCGGGAGGTCCTCAACGATGTGCCGGGCCTCGTCCCACGGGTAGACCGCGCCCTCGGCGAGGACCCACTCGCCGAGGACGTTGCGGCGGTAGAACAGGCCGACGTTCTCGGCCTTGACCTGGGCGACGTACTCGGCCGGGAGGGACGGGTTGTCCTCCAGCTTGAACGAGAACCGGTGCAGGTCGAGCCGGTTTCCCTCGGCCGAGCGCAGGACAGCCCCGTCGCGGGTCATGTGCAGAGACGCGCGCGCGAGGTAGTCCCGCATCAGCCAATGGTTCGACCCGGCCGGGTTCGTCGT